TGATGGTAGAGCTATGGATATTGATGATACATTTGGCCATAAAACCAATGCTGAGATGTATGAATATATAAAAGAAAACTTAAACTTCGATCAAATGATTTGGGAATTTGGTACAGATGAAAACCCGGACTGGGTACATATAAGTTATGTATCTGAAGAACAGAATAGAAATAGATGTTTAAAAGCTACTAGAGTTAATGGAAAAGCAGTGTATAGCATTATATAAAGGACTTTTATCAGCTTTGCTTGTTATAACGCTTACATCTTGTTATACAGTAAAATCTACAGTTGTAAATAAGTTAGATAACACTTGGCCTTGGAATACTATAAAATACGAAGGGAACCAAAAATTAGATTCCCTCCATATTAATAAACAAAACAAAACTAACCATCGCAACTTAAGCAATCTGGATTCATTGCCTCAGCCGCAATATCGCCTCTAAGAACACTCTCTGTTCTTGTGTAGTATAAAGTTTTAATTCCTCGCTTCCAAGCTTCCATATGAACTCTATTAATCCATCTAGGTTCTGCTTGTGATGGAAACGCAAGATTCAAACTTACAGACTGATCAATATAAGTTTGTCTTATACCCGCCTGATTAACTAATTCTAGTTGATTTATTTCCTTAAACGTTTTGAAAACATTTTTAACTGGCTCGCCAACTTTTTCCTGAGTAAGCTTACCACTATTATCGTAATAGTAACCATTTAATTCTTTTATTCCTTGCACAGACCCCTTGTCTTTTAATACTTTATCCCAAGTTTTCTGTGTGTTTATGTTTAATTTTTTAAATACTTTTTCTAATTCTTTATTCTTTCTTATAAATGTACCTTTAGCAGATTGCTCTGTAAATACATTAGCAGCCCAAGGCTCAATTCCTGGTGATACATTACCAGATAATTTACTATTTGATACTGTTGGTGCTACAGCTCTTAAATGTGTATTTCTCATTCCTGTACCTACACACCATAATGGTTCACCATATACGTCAGCTAAATCTCTACTTGCTCTTTCAGTTTCCAGTTTTAACTGTGAAAATATTTCTCTTGTTTTAAACTGTGCAAGTAATCCTTCAAAGGAAATACCTTTTTGTTGAAGTAACGTATGCCATCCTAATACACCTAATCCTAATGCTCTTCCCTTCTCAGCTGATCTAACAGCATTATCAAAGCCTTTCATATTTTTAGCTCTATGTATAAATTCAGATAACACACCATCTAAAAACCAAGTAGCATCATATATTAAATCACTATTCTTCCATTCATCATACTTAGCTAAGTTAACAGAAGATAAACAACATACAAAAGAATGTGACTCATCTGTATGCAACGTAATCTCAGAACATATATTAGTCATGTGAACTTTTAAACTATTTGCTTTGTATGCTTTAGGATTTACTTTGTTAATATTTCCTTTAAACATTATATAAGGTTCACCTGTAGCTTTTCTTTTCTGTAATAGTTTACTCCATTTGCTTCTTGCTTCTGGTTGGCCTTCTTCAAGTCTTCTCATAAACTTATCACCAACAACTGCACATTGATGTAAATTTAATGATTGTCTATTAACATCACCTTTAGGTTCCCTAATTTCTAACCAATCTAAAAAGTCTGGGTGATCAATATTTATATTAACAGATGCAGCTCCTCTTCTAACGGATCCTTGATTAGTAGCAAGTATAGTTGAATCATATATTTTACAGAACGGTACAACACCATCTGAAGTTCCGTTGCCTGCTATAGTAGCACCAGCTGGTCTAATCATATTAACTCCAAGACCTACGCCTCCACCGTGTTTTGCCAGCAACATCATCTCAAGATTTTTGTTACCTATATCCATAATACTATCTGCAACATCAATACCAAAACAACTAATAGGTAAGCCTCTATCAGTTCCAGTATTAGATAGCACAGGTGAGGCTAAACATAACCATCCTTTCCATATATAATCAAAAAACTTATCTGCAAGTTCGGGTTTATACAATCTTCTAGCAACCGCATTAGAAACTCTCCTGTAAGCTTCTTTTGGTGATTCCCCTTGTAATAGATAACCACCAGCTATAGTCTTCTTATATACGTCCGTATCACCCCAGGAGGGGTAGTCTACGCCTTTCCTCCAGTCGTTATTCCACATTTTTATCTACAAAGGGTATACCTTCTTTTTTTTCTTGGTTTTCTTTCATTTCTTTTTCTAGCTCTTTTATAGCTTTATCGTAACCCGGTAATTTTTTAACCGTTTGTAAAGTACCAACCGATAAATCTCTAAGATTTGTTAGTTCCTGTAGAACACCCTGCATTAAAGCTCCCAGCTGTTCTATTTTTTTTCTCATTATTATTAATTCTGATTCTTTCATATTATTTACCAAATATCTTCAAAATCTTCTCCTTCGTTCGCCTTAGAATAGTCAGTAGGTCTGATAGCAAAAAAATCGGTATGAGTAACACCCCCAGTAAGATGATAAAACCAATCCAAGCTATTAGCGCTGGCTGCGTCAAATCTGAAATGATTTGCTTCATTCCTGTATCCGAGTTCGACAATTTTTTCATTTGCTCTTTTCTTTATAAAGTTTTTTAAATCTTCTTTCTTTAAATTTTCAATATCGCCTTGTTCAAACATTTTATCAATATATTTTAATTCAAGGTCTACCATAATATCAGCTGCTGCTAATACATGTTCTTCACATTCTTCTTGTAATCCTGGAGTTTCCTCACACATATGCCTAAACAATTGACATCCCATTTTTGAGTGTAGTGATTCATCTCTTACTGACCACTTCATTTGTTGGCCAATACCTTTAAGTAAGTTTCTAAGCTGAAAGCTATATAAAACAGCAAAAGCAGAATATAACGAAACACCTTCAGCGAAAGCGCTAAAGACTGCCAAACTTTTGGCAATACCAATTTTATCTTTTCCTTCATAACTAACTAAATTTTCAAATCTATCCGCAGTAGCAGGTTCGTGTAAGAAAGCTTCAAAGTCTTCAAGACCTAAGGTTTCATTTAAATATGAATAGGCCACAGCATGAATAGTTTCTTGTGATCCAAATATCATAGCCATTTGTTGTATTTCATGTTTAGGAAACCACCCAACTACTTTTTGTGTCCAATAATCTGACACTGCACATTCTGTTTGCGCAAATCCTAATAATATATTACCTACTAAATGTTTTTCCGCAGGTGTTAATTTTTCATTCCAGTCTTTTACATCAGCCGTCATCGGTATTTCTGTATGTAACCAAAACGCTTGTGCTTGTTTTAACCAACCTTCATTATAGTACTCAGGGTACTCAAAAGGTTTGTAAGCTACTCTTTCATCAAATAATCCCATATTAATCTTCTTTATCTTGTTTCATTATTTCTAAAGCTATATCTACAAACGGCAGATACAACACGTGTGATACTACTTCATCTAGATCGTAAGATCTGATCCCTATAAGTATTCCTGGATATAAACCTATAGATATTCTCCAAACTCTACTCATATACTTTTATATTATATTTATCATGAATTTCAACTAATTCATTCCATCTAAGAAATCCCCTGTTAGTAGCCCACTTAATGTGTTTTTCTATCTGTCTTTCTTTGTATTTTAGTCTAGCTACTTTCTTTTGTTTTTCAGAATTTCTATTACTCTGTCGCATTCTTTTTGGTTTTGTGGTTTAAAAAGAACATAAGAAGGAAACTGCTCTGTAACTAATTTTTTAAATAACTTCCATCTAATGGGAAATGATTCATTAGGCCTACCTTTAGTTTCTATTATAAAGTTTTCACCAATAAAATCTGGTGTATACTTTATAGGCAATATTCTTTTCTCACCTCTGTTCATAAATTCACCTTTTGAATTTGCTTGTCTTTCATAAACTTCATTTTCAAAATGAAATCCATTTAATAAAACAAAAGTTTCGCCCTCGTATTTAGCTCTTATTTTTGCTTTTTGCAAAGCCATATACATATACTTCTCCAGCCCTGACGCAAAGTTATGGCCATCATAACTAATTTTTCTAGACTGTACTGGCCCTCTTTTCTTTTTAGGAGCCTTCTTTCTTTTATAAAACATTATTCTCTGTTTTTAATATCTTTTAAATACATTTCTTCAACTTCTGATCTTAATGCTTGTCTTGTTTTTTCTATATAGTTAACAGCATCCATTAATTCTTCTTGAATATGTTGTAGCCATGTATCTAATGGTTGGTCATCTTTGTGTAAAGTAACGCCGTACTTTTTATAACCTACATCAGATCTGTTAATAAACTTTTTTACTACTGATTCTATTATTTTATCTCTTATTTCCATATTAATCTTTTACAAATGTTCCGTTTAGCATTCTCCCAGTTCTATTAGATATCTCATCATAAGCAGACTGCATACAAGTTTCAATTGAAACACCGTTGAGTTCGGCAAGATTAGTAAGAACAACAATGCTATCACCAATAGCATCGATAACACCTTCTTGATCATTTTTAAGAGTGGATCGTGATAATTCTCCTGTTTCTTCATATAATTTTATTAATTGTGTTTTAACATCTCCTTGTTCGTATAAGCCTCTATCTTTTGCCCATTGTCTTATTAGGTCAAATATTTCTACATTGTTATGAGTAGGTTCGGCTATAAGTGCTTCATAAAAAGCTTTGTTATAAATGTAAGTTCTGGTATCATCATACATAGACTTATGTGAATTAGCTACCATCCATTTAATTGAGTCATCGTTTATTGTAAATTCGCCTAAAGGCGTTTGCCATGTTAAGCCTACATTTTTATTTAATGTAGATTTAAGTTTAGATTTTTTACAAGGGAACGTTGAGGTTTGCTCTGTTGCGTTTATTTTCATTTTCTTATTTACTAAATTTTTATATAATGTTCTATCAACTCTATACCCATAAAACTTTTGAAGCTCTATTTCTCGCTTTGATATGTAATTAATATCAGACGAAGAATCTAGAACTTCATACTCTCCAGGCTTATAGCCCTGCACAAGCGTAACTCTATTCTTTAAATCACGTGTTACACCGATTTTTTTATTAGGTATGTGATAAATATAATATATTTCTTCCATATTTTTTTTATTTTCCTACAGATAATTCTGCTTTAATAGCAGGACTGTGATTATATCCTTCTAATTTTATAGTATCTTTATTAGGAATAAATACAAAATCGTTTGCACCTTCTCTTAATTTAATACCGCCCCATTCCATTTTAAGTTTGGGTAGATCATACTGCTTTGCTGCAATATATTCTTCAGCTTGCTCTAAATGATTATTATATAAATGACAATCGCCTAAGCTAGCTATTAATTTACCTGGTTCGTAACCTGCGCCTTCTGCTATCATTTCTAATAGTAAACCGTACATAGCTATATCATAAGGTAATCCTAAAAACACATCCGCGCTTCTTTGTTGCCACATTAAATCTAATTTGCCATCATTAGAAAATAATTGGAAATTGTAATGACAAGGAGGGAGTACCATATCGTGAAGATCGTGAACGTTCCAAGCTGATACCATGAGCCGTCTGCTGGTGGGATTTTCCCTAAGCTCCTGAAGCACCATTTGTAGTTGATCGATACCATTAGCATTCCTCCACTGATGGCCGTATACAGGGCCAAGTGTTCCATCAGTCCTCCCAGATCGTTGATAATCTGGAACCCAATACTTGACGCCGTTGTTAATAAGATAGCCCAAGTCAGTTCTACCTGAGACAATCCAAAATAATTCTGTTTTTGCATGATTAAATATAATTTTCTTTTTAGTTAATAACGGAAAGCCTAGCTTCATGTCATGATATAACATTCTACCAAACACAGCTCTTGTGCCTGTACCTGTTCTATCTGCTTTTGGTTTACCTCCGTGTAATATACCGGATATTAAACCTGTGTATTCAGTCTCTATATTTGTCATAGTAATATATACATGTTTTATACATCATTTTCTTACATTCATTAGCGCCGTAAGATTCTGGCGACAAGTTAGGTTTTTCACCTTTCTTATATGGCCCAATAATAATAGATATGTGCCATTCTTTAGGAGCAGCTCCCGTAGAAATCGGGTAATAAGAAATTCTTATATTGTTTTTAATACAAAAATCATTTGCCGCTCTTTCTTTAGCTGTAGGAAAGTAAGTACCCATGATACTTTTTTTTCTCTTCCTACCTAAATCCATTGCACTTATTGTTCCTGCCATATTATCTTTTTGTTATCGTATTTGTTACGTACTATTCCCAAGGCATTATAGTATTTTCAGGTATAGGCTGTGAGTATGGTATATAACAACCTGATCTTGTTTCCCAAGTAAAGAATGATTCAGCACCATTTTCACCTAAATTCTGAAACTTAACCTTTAATACTTTGACTTTTGTTGTTTTCTTTTCATAATCTCTATGAACTAGTAAGCCGTGGTAACTAGCATCATACCATTCACCTCCACCTTTAATGTTATACATTGTAGGCTCCTCAATTTTACCGTTTGCGTCTTTATACATTTTAGTTGGGTGAGCAACTATAATAACTAATACATCATATTTTTTAGCAAACATTTCAATCTTAGTTAAATACTCTAACGTATAAACATTAACGTCACCGTTGTTAGAATCTAAATCTCTAACCTTATTAAATGGATCTATAACTAAACATTTAATACCTTTACGCTTTACAAGCTCAGCACCTTTCCTTAATACTGAATCTAATGTATAACGTTCCATATCAATAAAATAAAAGTTATCATTTATATATTCAGTTGTTTGTTCCCATTTATCTGAACCTATATCTTTTTTAGATGGCATACCTTGCCAAGCTTTTCTCATTAGCTTATGGGCGTGTAAATATGTGGGTGCATTTTCTGGCGAAGCAAAAGCTGTCTTCCAACTATGTTGTTGATTATAACCTATAACCATTTGATCTACAAAATCTGACTTACCAGAACTTGGAATTCCTGTAACGGTTATAAACTGTCCTGTATATGTAGAAAATATATCATCAAAGTTACGTAAACCTATTTGAAATCCTGGTTTAAAACCGTTTTCAACAAAGTCTACAACATCGCCTTCAATATCTTTAAAGGTTGTAACATTTTCTAATGGTACTGGACTAGCTGCGTCAATAACTTTAACTAAAGAAGGGGCACCATATTTAAGTAAATACTCATTTGCATCTTTACAATCTTTAAACGAAGCTGTAT